ACACGACTGCTAACGAAGTAGATCGTGACGCACTTGCCTAAATAACATGAGGGGGCAGGGAAACTTGCCCCTTCACTTTTCTTTTAAGGATATAACATGGCATATGATTTTCTTGGCTTAGTAAATGCAGTGAACAGAAGGCTGAATGAGGTAGAACTCAGTTCAGCTAATTTTGCTTCAGCTACAGGCTTTTACTCACAAGCTAAAGATGCAGTCAATGCCTCTATTAGATATTTAAATCAATCAGAATACTTTTGGCCTTTTAATCATAACACACAAGAAACAACTTTAGTTGCTAATACAAGCCGCTATGCATTTCCTGCAGATGCTAAAGTGATTAATTTTCAATCTTTTCGCATTAAAGAAAATACTTCATTAGGTAATGCCACAACACGCCTAACAGAGATTGCATACGAAGATTATTTAGATAGATACGTAGAGCAAGAGTATAGTTCGTCTCTTGGTCAGGGTGTACCTACACAGGTAGCACAAGCACCTAACTTAGAATTTATTATGACACCAGAGCCAAACAAAGCCTATGAACTGGTCTACGAATATTATAACTTTCCAACAGATTTGTCTGCAGCGACAGACGTTCCCACAATACCAGAAAGATTTCAACATATTATTGTAGATGGTGCAATGCACTACGGCTATCTTTTTAGAGGTAACACACAAGACGCATTGGTAATGAAAGAAAAATTTGACGAAGGTATTAAGCATATGCGTTCACAACTTATTAATAGAACACCATACGTAAGGTCGTATATGCTTACTGGTGCTACAGGCGGAGCAAGTACAGGCTTCGGTATTTAAGAGGCTATCACAATGGATGCATGGCAAACCTATCCAGTCGAGTTTCGTGGTGGTCTTATAACAAACCTTTCCCCTCTGCAGCAAGGTACAAACGCACCGGGAAGCGCACGAATACTACGTAACTTTGAGCCTTCTGTTGAGGGTGGTTACAGACGTATTGAGGGGTATGATAAATACGATAGTAATATTATTCCACCTTATGGCGCACCTGTAGTACACGGGGCTGGTCAAAGTGGTACAACCTTAATAATAGCAGCAATACATACTACACCAGTTGCTGGGGATGTATTCTCGCTAGATGGAGGTTTAGTAGCAGGTGCCAGCCAAACAGGTACATCACTAAACGTAGATGGATTGGATGTTGCACCTTCTGCTAATGATACTTTTACTATTGATGGTGATAATACTTTATACACTGTCAGTGCCGCTACTGCTCTAGTAGGAACAGCGTCAACGCTAACTATTAGTCCAGCACTAACTGTATCACCTGCCGACAATGCAGTTCTTACATTTAGATACACTATTGCATCTGGTGGCGTAACATACGATGCTACAAACAACAGGGCAACGCTTACACTAGATGAAACAATGGTTGTTAATCCGTCCAATGGAGATACAGTCACATTTATAAGCACTACATCTAGCTATCTTGCACTTGGTCTAGCGGCATGGGAAGACAGTGCAATTGTTTGTAAGAACGCTGACATATTTAAAACTGGTGGTAGTGGTTTTACAAAGATTAATGTGCCTGATTATGGTACACCACTTGTAAATGGTGCTAGTCAAACTGGTAGCAGTCTAGCGATTGACGGTTTAGATTCCGCCCCACAAGCAGGTGACGCATTTAAAATTGCTGGCATAAATTTAATATACACAGTCACAGCAAATGCTACAGTAACATCAGGCGGTACTACACTAGCAATTAACCCAGCACTTGCAAGTAGTCCAGCAGATAATGCAGTAATTACTTTCCTATCAACAAGCAGAGAAAGTGCCAACAAAAGCAGGTTTGCTAAATATAACTTTAACGGCACAGAAAAAATTGCAATTGTTGATGGACTAAATGAACCAGCACTATATGACAATACTACGTTTACAGTTTTATTAGATGCACCTACGGATGTAATTGGTGCAACTTTTGTAGCAGAAGTTAAGAACCATTTATTTTTTGCTAAAGGTACAACAGTAACATTTACTGCACCATTTACAGATACAGACTTTTCGGCAGCAAATGGTTCAGGAAGTATAAATGTTGGTGGTACAATTACTGCACTAACGGTATTTAGACAGCAACTAATTATCTTTACCGAAAACAGTATTCACCAGCTAACAGGCACTACTATTGCAGACTTTTCACTGCAGCCGATTACAGTAGATATTGGATGTATTGATTCAGATACTGTACAAGAAATAGGCGGTGACGTAATGTTTCTTGGCCCAGACGGGTTAAGATTACTTAGCGGAACAGATAGAATAGGCGACTTTGGATTAGCCTCTGTATCTAAAACAATCCAAGATACAATGACAGGTTTTATTTCTGCAAACACGTCATTTACAAGTTGTGTAATTCGTGAAAAGTCACAGTATAGAATACTTGGTTATAACAATAATATTACGCAAGAAAATTCTCAAGGTATACTAGCAACACAGTTTGCGCCTCAAGGTGGTGAGGGTATGGCTTGGGCAGAGACACGAGGCATACGGGCTTACGTAGCGGATAGTGACTACAATCAAAATGTAGAAGTTGTGCTGTTTGCAAATAATGATGGCTACTTGTATCAAATGGAAAGTGGCAACTCGTTTGACGGTATTAATATTCAAACAACATTTGCTACACCACACTTGCCAATTAGTGACCCCCGTAAACGTAAGACATTTTACAAACTGTTTTTGTATACTGACCCGCAAGGTAGTGTGGCATTTGATGTAAGTTTGAAGTTAGACTTTGATAGTCAGGGTACTATTCAACCAGCACCTATTAGTATTCAAAACACACAGGGTACAGTAGGATTTTTTGGAACAGGTACGTTTGGTATCACACGATTTGGTACAAAGCTACTAAAATTATTCCAGACACAAGTTGTTGGTTCAGGATTTACAGTATCATTTCAGTTTGAATCAAATGATGCTAACCCACCATACTCAATTGATGCACTTACCGTTGAATATGGATTAAACGATAGAAGGTAAAAACTATGGGAACAGGCTACACTAGAAACGATACCATTAACAACATTGCTGATGGTAACATTATTAACGCCGCTGACTTTGACGGTGAATATGATGCCATTGAAGCAGCGTTTAATAGTAGCACAGGACACTCGCACGACGGGACATCTGGTGAAGGTGGTCCCGTTACTGTGCTTGGCCCTGCTCAAGACTTTGTAGCAAGTACTACAGAAATAAAACCAAAGACTACTAACACACTTGATATTGGCACAAACCTTCTTAAATTTAAAGATGTGTACATTACAGGCACAGCTAATCTTCCTACCGTAGACATTAATGCGGGTGCTATTGATGGGACAATTGTTGGTGCTAATTCTGCTGCTGCTGGTACATTTACTAATCTTACAGCAAGTACAAATTTGACACTGGCAAGCGGTGCTACAGTCACTGCCATCCTTGATGAAGACAATCTTGTGTCCAATAGTGATACGTCACTAGCTACACAGCAATCAATCAAAGCATATGTTGATGGGCAAATAGCAGGTGCTAACGAACTTAGTGAAATACTAGCTAACGGTAATGTTACTGCTGGTACAGGCATTGACCTTATTGACAATGATAAGATTAGATTTGGTACAGGTAATGACCTAGAAATATTTCACAATGCAAGTGATAGCATTATTAATGACGCTGGTACTGGCAGTCTTAAATTACAGCAGGGCGGTGCAACAAAGCTAGAAGTTACATCAACAGGTGTTACAGTATCAGATGACCTTGTAGTAAATGATGATGTGTCGTTATCTTCTGATGCTGCTGTTATTAATCTAGGTGCTGACGGTGAGGTAACACTTACACACCAAGCTGATGTCGGCGTATTGCTTGATGTAGAAAATGCTACTACCAACGGTGTTACAGATGTACTGAAGCTGCAAGCTAAAAGCACAGGCACACCTGCTGTTGGTATTGGTGTAGGTGTTGAGTTTTCAACTGAGACTGCAGCAAGCACAATTGAAACAGGCGGTGTTATTGAATCCGTAGCTACAGGTTTGACACCTACGTCTGAAGAATTTGACATGGTATTTAAAACTATGTCGGCAGGTGCTACAGCAGCAGAACGATTGAAGCTAAATGGTAGCGGTGCTACTATTGGTAATATCAATGTTGATGGTAATACTATTATCAGCACAGACACCAATGGTAACATTAATCTAACACCAAACGGCACTGGTGAAGTAAATATTTCAAAGGTTGACATTGACGCTGGTGCGATTGATGGTGTATCAATTGGTGCAAACAGTGCTATTACAGAACTGCAGGTAGACAACTTAAATTTAAACGGCAATGCTATTACCTCTACAGATACTAATGGTAACATTGCACTTACACCAAACGGCACTGGTGAAGTTGACATTACTAAAGTAGACATTGCTGGTGGTGAAATTGATGGCACAACAATTGGTGCTAACAGTGCCGCAGCAGGTACATTTACTAATTTAACTGCAAGCACTAACTTAACACTTGCCTCTGGTGCAACAGTAACGGCTATTCTTGACCAAGATAATTTGTCATCTAATAGTGACACTGCCCTTGCTACACAGCAGTCTATTAAAGCATACGTAGATAGCAGCTTGGGTTCAGCTAGTAATGTGTCTGACACAGGTATTGTGTTTGACGGTTCTACAACAGGAGATAGCATTACAACTACTCTTGCAATTACAGACCCGACAGCAAACAGAACTTTTACATTTGCTGATGAATCAGGAACCGTGTCTACACAGGCATTCGCAAATGGTGCAGCAGTTGCACTAGCTATTGCATTAGGATAATAAAAAGTACTTGACAAACCATTACAAATATGGTATAATTAGTGTACATTTGGAGTAAAATATGGCAAACGCTTTTTTATGTGAGACAGATACGGCAGTAGGCACTGGTGCGGCTACCATATATACCTGTCCAGCAAGCACAGAAACCACCATCATTGGACTAAGTATTGCTAACATCGTGACAACTCAAATCACTGTAGACGTAAAGCTGAATGGCTCTGGACGTACTAGCGGTGCAGTTGACAATGTTCACCTTGTTAAAGCAGCACCTATTCCAGTTGGTGGTTCTTTAGTTGTGGTTGGTGGGGACCAAAAGGTTGTTATGGAGCCGGGTGATACACTTACTGTAACATCTGATACAGCATCATCTGCAGATGTTGTTCTCAGCCATCTTGACATTACGTAAAGGATAGAGTATAATGCCATATGTTGGTAACATACCAGCCTTAAACTATAGCACCGTATCCTATCAGGATTTAACTGGTGTAACGGGCAGTCCCGTAAAGCGGGGCTATACGCTAGATTTTCCTGCAACTGCACCAGACATTGAAGTGTTCGTAAACAATGTGCGTCAAGAGCCGGGTGTAGCGTATACTGTATCTGGCACTAGCTTGACTATGACAGGTGACGTAGAGACTACTGATGATTTTTATGTAGTGTTTCAAGGCAAAGCCCAGCAAACTGTAACACCCGGTGCTGGTACAATTACAAACGATATGTTTGCACCCGGCACATCTTTGGGTGGCGGTACATTTAAGGGTGAGAATGGTGAGGTTAACACAGGTGGTGGTGACATCTTCCGTGTGCATCAGCAACAGCTAGACACCAATACAACCATTGATGCAGATGAAAATGCTTTGGCTGCGGGGCCATTGACGATAGCAACTGGGGTAACACTGACGGTAACATCCGGCGGTAATCTGGTGATAGCATGAGCGAGTTAAGAGCAGATACAATCACTGCCAGCAATGGCACTAGCCCTGTTACGCTGACTAAGCAAAGTGCGGCGAAGGCGTGGGCAAATATTAATGGCAGCATAACAAACAATTCTGTTTATGATAGTCTAAATGTTTCAAGCGTTGCCGATGTTTCAAACGGGGTTAAAACTATTACATTTGTAAGCGCATTTAACGCTGCAAATAATTATTCAAGCACATCAAACTCTGGCAGGGGAACTGGTGGTATTGGTGGTGCTGGGATTATAGAGTTGCCTTATGTAGATGCGCCTACAACTACAGTTATCAAGTTTTTTGGTTATACTTATACCGGGTCGTCTGGTGGCGGCACTGAGCCGCCTTACATTAGCTATACAGCACACGGAGACTTAGCATGAGTGAGATAAAAGTAGATACCCTCACAGGCAAGACCACTGCTAATGACATCACCGTGACTGTTGGTGCTAGTGCTACACAGAAACTGCACGATGGCATTGCTAAAATGCTTTGTCACTATGACCAAAGTGGTACGGTGGCTATTGTGGACAGTTTGAATGTAACTTCTTTGACAGATACAACTACAGCACAAACGGAAATAAATTACACAAATAATTTTTCATCTGTTGCTTATTTTAACGCAGGTCAAACATTTACTGTTGGAAATGTAATGATTCAAGACAATCCATCTACAAATAAAATTCATATTATTACAAAGAGAATAGATACTGGTGCTGTTAATGACTACAACAATGTAAATGAATTAGGTTTTGGAGACTTAGCATAATGGCAGGTAAAATTGTAGCAGATACGTTGGAACACAGCACTGCTGGGTCAATCGCCACGAACTATGTTGTTAATGGTAGTGCGAAGGCGTGGGCAAGTTGGAACTCTACAACAACCCTGCAAGATAGCCTCAATATCTCATCGTTAACCGATAGCAGTACAGGGGTAACGGTTCATAATTTTTCATCGTCATTTTCTAATGCATTATTTTCAACTAGTGGGTCACACGATAGGATTGGTGGCAACATTAATTCTTTTCTGGTTAATGCGTTTGCAACGACTTCTGTAACAACTAGTACATATACAAACGCAGGTGCTATTGACGCTTCTGTACTGGCATCATCCAATATCCACGGAGACTTAGCATAATGCAGACACCATCATTCCAAGGCACCCACCTGTTTGACCGTCTGTGCTGGGCAAAGGAAAACCTAGACGGTGTGCAGTCAGACTATCGTGTTGTCTATGAAGACAGCATTGACGAGTGCGCCAAGATACTTGTGCCTGACCCGAACTGGATGGCGTGTGCATTGCAGGGCGGTATCCTGCCGCCTGTGTGGGTGTATCACGAACTGGCAAAGGACGAAGCACAGCCAGACTTCAAGAAACATACTCGTGGCTACCTGTTACACAATACAGAACCAATGCCAGCGATGACTGAAGAAGAAGCGATTGAATACCTAATCCAGAAGGATGTGCCACAGCACGTCTGGAAAACATGGAATGAAGGCAACAAACCAAAGATGGTTATTTGCCGCAAAGAACAGCTACCAAGCACTCGTGAGTGGCGCAACGCTTGGAAGATAGCTGAAGACATCAATGCCACTGATTTAGCAGCATAAGGAGAAAACAATGACTGCAACAACATACATCGTAGATAAGGACGGGAATCAGATTGATGCTTCTACGGCTACCGTTCCTTCTGACCGTGCCTTTCGTGGTGCATGGTCATTGTCAGGCTCTGTTATTTCAGAGGACTTAGACACTGCAAAAAACATCTTCCGTGATAAGGTTCGTGAGGTTCGTGGCCCACTGCTTGACGCTGAAGATGTTGTGTACATGAAGGCAATGGAAGCTGATGACGCAGACGCAAAGGCTGCTTCAGTAACCAAGAAGACTAACCTTCGTGACGCACC